GTTCGTCACCAGCATTCGCATTCGGCACTGATGGAGGGTTCTCCGGACCTTCAAGAGCGAACCCGTACAGATTCAGGTCAGCGCCACACGAGTCACAGATCTTGTCGTCACCGATGTCTCCGAGCCCTGAGTTGTCTGGTGCCCATCCGCACTGTCCGCAGAAGGGTCGAGTGTCGGGGAAAGTCATTCTGTCTCCTGTTCAGCGTGAAGGGTCTTGGCGATCGTGATGAGGTTGTCCTTGTCGTCGCTCTCATCGAAAGCGATCCCGTTTTCTTCGAACCATGCAACGACCTTCTCGATGCCCCACCGTCCGTCAGGGATCGGCTCAATGAGTGGGGCGTAAGGCACCGTCTCAACCTCGTAGGTCACTTCATCAACCTCATGCGTCACATCGTAAACGTCAGGCATCGACTGCCTGTCGTCCTGCTTGGCGACGAGTCCGGTCTTGTTCTTGCGTAGGTCTGTAAGTGGCATTCGTGTCTCCTATTGCATAGCGCCGACGGACATGGCGCCGCCGCCTTCAGATTCCATCTGAGCCAAAATCGATTGTACCGCCGGCGGTGGGCCGCCCTGTAACGGGTCGCCCCCTCCGCCCCCTGGAGGACCGCCCATGCCCATCTGAGCCGCACCCGGAGGCATCTGCCCCGCAGCCATCGCAGCCTCCTCAGGAGACATCTCAGGCTCCTGAGGGGTGAACAGCTTCTGAAGGGTCGTGACCGCCCCACCCGGATTATCCAAGATCTCGATCAGAGCCATATCCGCAGCAGGATCACCCTGTTGCGCCCGGGCACCCAACGACTGAATGAGCATGTCCTTGGCCTGATCCTGATCGATGCGTTCGTTGATGAGCGACACGTTCTCCAACCCGTCAAGGTTCTCCTGGAACGTGCGCCTATCCATCACCCTCGCCTGCACCAACTGGAGGCCGGCAATGATCTTGCTGTTCTCGTCAAAGGTCGCCATCGCACCGTAGATACGTTTCGTGCGGTAGTCGCCCGCAATGTCCTTCTTGGGTACATACGTTTCTTCGTTGTGTTTGGCCCCCTCGAACCAGTACACGTTCTTCTTCTCATTGGGGTGCATCACCTCTTCCCACTCGAGACGTTTCCGGTCGAGTGCTTCCACCGTGTACTTGATCGAGGTCTGATACTCACGGACGTTCTGGTCAGCGGAGGAACCGAGCTCCTTGATGCCCTGACCAGTGGCGAACGAGTTCGGTGACTGACCGTCCTGTGCAACGTCGTAGCCGGCAACGATACGGAACTGGCGTTCCAGGATGTTGATCGCCTGCCACGTTTGCTGGAGCTGGTCAGATGTCGGCTTCTCGATGCGGGTGCCGGGTTCGAACTCGTTGACAGCGAACCGTCCACGCTTGTACACGTTGCCGATCATCTCGCCCGTGATGTTCGTCTCACGGAACGTGGAGTCCTCCACACCGATCAGACCCAAAATGTTGAGCTTCGCCATCATCGCCATCAAACCGAATACGTGATGGAACTGGCCCTGCAACTTGTCGAACGAGAACCGTTTCGTCACCACGAACGCTGGACCCGAATACAGAGGGTTCGGGATGTGGGACAGCAACATCTCCATGTCGGTACACACCACATAGGTGCCCGAGTCGCACATGTACTCCACGATCGTCATGTTGTGATTCATCGCAGCGGTAGCCGTACCAGCCTCCCAATGCCCCTGAGCCTGGGCACCGAACGTCGTGTTCGTCTGCGGCTGACTCATCTGGGCGTCGACACGCATCCGGTCGGCGTGCTGTGGGTACAGCTTCATCATCTGTGAACGGGTCACCTGCCGATACACGGCAACCTCGTCAGGTTGCTGGTTCGGGCCGAAGCTCCCCGGATAGACGTCGAACGGGTCACGAAGCTGCGCTACGGGATACGGGGTATCACCGAACCAGCGTTCCCTGATGACATGCAACGTGTACCCGTATCCGGGGAGCCAGCGGCCGATCTGGGGATATTGCAACTCCATCGAATCCTGTTCATCCCACGCAGCAACGATGCGTGCCCTCTTCTCCGCTTTCTTGCGGGCAGGGTTCGAATCTTTCGTCGGGATCATGTCGGTCTTGATCGTTGGCTGGCGACCGATACGTTGAGCCAACCGCTCGAGCGACGAGTACATGACGTTCGCTGTGGGGAGGTCGACACCGAACCCTGACGGCAGAGCCAACTGTTGAGACATCGAAGCCGAGTTCAGGACCGCCTGTACGCCTTGTGCGCCACCGTTCATCACGGCACGGATGCGGGTACGGTCACCGAGGTCGGCAAGGTTCTTGAGATACGCCGAGCGTTCCATCACCTCAGAGACACCGAGGGTTTCACGGGACAGGTCGTAGGCAAGGGAGTACATCAGGTCATATCCGTTCGTTGCATCATCTACCTCCGTAGGTGCCGTAGTCAGTGAAACCCCAGGCCGGGGCGTTGCCGTCAAGCCCCGGATACGACTGGTCTGAAACCAACTCTAGCTTCACAGCTTTCTCATTCCTATCCCATTTCTGTAACCGGCGCACGAACGGGAACCACGATGCCATCTTGATGTCTGTCACTGTGGCACCTTTCTGCAACCCGTCGGTGGTCCACAGTTGCAGCTGTGACAGCAGCATCTTGACCTTCCGCACCGACTCGGCGTTGCCGTACGGCAGCACGAACTGGCCCGAGTGGTACCACGGAGCCATCGAGGAGATCCCCATCTCAGGGTCACGTTTGTTGTTCCCTGTCGTGTGCTTCTCGATGGTGAGGGAGTACTTGTCCTTGACCGCAATGAGGTCGGGGCGAGTGAAGAAATCCTGTTTCGCCATGTTGTCCTCGTACACCCAATGAGTCAACCCGTACTTGTGGTACCAGTCTGCGAACAGTTGGATGGGACCGAGCTGACCCTTGCCTCTCGTCGTTTCGATGTCGATGAGGTACGTCACCTGCGGCGTCCATGCATACAGCACAGCAGCCTGGTAGCCACGGGGGGCCGGGTCCATTCCGGCAATGAGCCTGTAGTTGGTGTTGAGGTCGATCTCTCCGATGATCCGTGAGCGGTCGAGGCAACGTTCCCGAATCAGTTGAATATCGAAGATCATCCCGTCAACAGGGATCGCCTTTTGAAGGTACCGCAGCTCAAAGCGTCCCGGCAACCCCAGGGCTTCCGTCTCTCGCTGCATCCGCAACAGCCATGCATACGGACGGATCGTAGGCATAAGGACACAACCATTTTCGTCATGCCCCTCGACCACATCATCATCAAGGGTGCAATCAGGGTCGTGAGCAGGGAAGGACAGGACACGCCACGCATCGTCATCCTCGAGCTGCATGAGCGTATTGGGGATGTCGTCAGGGTGCTGTCTCGAGGCGATCGTCACGACCCCTGTATGGGATTCCTGACGCTCCATGATCTCAGAGTGCTTCTCCTTGGACTTCTGGCGCTGCTCGACGGTGTTGACCGTCTTGCGTTCCTCGAGGTCATCCACTCCAATGAAATCGGCATCACGGCCTGCAACAGTGGAGGAGGACCCAATGGCGGTGAAGGTTGCGGATTTGAGGGTGTGGTCGGTGCGGGTGTAGAGGGTGAACTCCGATGCCGTCCATGTGGGCGCACCCTTGTCACCGTATTTCTTACCGGGAGGCAGCGTCTCGGTGATGAGCAGCTTGGATGACTCGAAGACACCCTTGAGCTTCGTTGTCATCGATTTCGCAAGCGGCAGGTTCGCTGCAACCCACAACACCTGGATATTGGGGAACATGATGATGAGCCACGCAACGAACCGCAGCACCATCTCCGACTTACCGTGCCTCGGCGGTGTCAGGATCAGGACACGGGTGGCGAACACCTGAGCGATGATGAACTCACGCACCGACTCCACATGGAACGGAAAGATCTCGAAGGTGTCCTGACGGGAACCGATGGTGAAGTATCGATGCTCGAACTGCCAGAACGAGAACTCAAGACGGAACATGAGAACCTCGAACTCCTCCGACCCCTCACTGTCAAGGCCAACAGATTGAAGTTCAGTGAAGAGGTGAACAGGGAACATGGCAGCGACCTCAGGTTCCATCCTCCACCTGATAGCTTCCCGACGTTGGGCCTCAACGATCAGCCACGCCTGGTAGGTTCTCGACACCGTGGCTGCTGTCACCTGCTCGAGGACAGCTACCTCCTTGGCGGTGATCGTCTTGTCAAGCATCCTTTGAAGGGTGCCGTTCGTATCGAGCTTGTCGAACAGCGGACCCTGGCGAGAACCCGACAGATCGGAGTTGGCGATCTCCCGGTCAGACCTCGCACGGTCTGCCATGCGTATCTGGGCAGCACGAGTCTTGCACTGAACCGTACAGTACTTTGTCTTCTCGTTCTTACGAGGAGAGATCGCTTTCTTACAGTGAAGACAGATACGACCCTTGATGTTGGGGGAGCGACGCTTCGGATATGACTTCCTCGGCTTCTTGTGAGCCATCAGTGCTTGGCAGCCGTGTCGAGAGTCATCGCCTCGTAGATGACATAGCCGCACATGCATTCACCCGCCGTGAACCACACCTCGGTTGAGGCATCCAAAGCGAGCTGGCACCAGCCTGTGAAACGGATCAGATCTCCGCAGATATCGCACATCATGTCGAAACCTTATCATGAAAGTTTCAGTGGAGAAAGAGCAGGGGGCTCGGGGACAGGGATTCGAACCCCGATGACCAGCTCCAAAAGCTGGCGTCTTGCCGTTGGACGATCCCCGAAAGGTCAACGGTCGAAAACGAAGTTCACCGTCGAGTCGAGCATTCCGGTCTGATGCATTTGCATCATGGCAACGTGTCGGGCATGAGACGTTGCCAGAGCTGCCCTGGCACGTTCGTAACCATCCAAACCAGCAATGGTACGGTCGATGACCTCACGGGTCACCGGCACCGTACCCACCCCTGTAGAACGAGCCGACGCATTCGCATCGAACAACATCTCAACAGACGTTTTCACGCAGGGCCACCCTTAGACCTCGGCGGAGTCTTGGCATCCCTCGCCCGTGTCTTGTCAGACACATATGGATCCAAAGCCTCAACAGCCCTCTTCACCGAAGGGTCGTGATAACTCGAGCGTGCCGGATTCGGGTCCTCCTTAACAGCAGACCCCGGCAGGTTCTTAAGGACATCCATCACTTACCCCCACACTTACCGCCGCCGTCCCTCAACACCTTCGACGCAGACGACGTAGTACGCTGCCCCGCCGTATTCAGAGCAGTAGCCACACCGGAACTCCCGGTACGCTGCCCACCTTCGATCCTTGCACCCATCACGACCTCCTTGGTCCCTGTAACCCTA